ATATTCTATCTCTTTTTTACTATTTTTTTTTTTTAGAACAACCAAACTAATGAGAAATCCCATTTTCGGGACTTGACAGGGGACGCGGAATCGTGGTACTCTCCCCCTGTCCACCTCTCTCTCCCACCTAGTCGCCGTGACACCGAGGATAGGTTTCTCATTAGACAGGAGCATGATATGGCAAGAACAACCAGTTCACTTAAGCACACGCACAAGTACTATTTCGTTCCATCTACAGGTCTATGGCATTGTAGTGGGTATGATGGATGTACTCATTACATGCCTAAGAATATGCCTCCACCAGTCGGTCGAACGAGTCTATGCTGGAGATGTGATAAGCCATTTATGATGGTTCAATATCACATGGAAGATCATAATCCGAAGTGTGATGCATGTATGGAAGTATTGGAGAAGATTGGTGATTTCCTCGATTTAGACAAAGAGGTGATGAAGCCTACACGCACTCCAGCTCCAATAGTTCAGCAAAAAGATGAAGTGGAGGATTACAATCCCATCATCGATCATGACGAACATTGTGACGTGTATATTGGAGGAATTTGCACATGTCAATCATAACTCTAACTGACGAGCAAAAACAGAAATTGAAGAGTGATATGATGCGCAAAGAAATTGAGAGGAAAATTGAGCATCTAAACAATCAGTTAGGAGTACTGAACAATATATTAGTTGATAGATATGAGTTTAGTTTGTGGCTAAGTCGTTACAAGCCAGGTAGATTCATGTCCATCAAGAGATAGACTCAAGGAATCCGACCGGGACCGTGTAAAAATTACCGGACCGGTCGGTCTACCCCAAGGGGTTGTGGTCCTTTGCGGCGCAGAGCGGCATATTATGTGGTTGCCCACCTGTGGTACAATGGAGGCTGGCAGCGCCCCAGCCCGATATATTGAGATTATCTCATTAGACGGGCATTAGAGCCTCACTCAAGAGGCCGCGTTATCCGAAAGGACGTAAGATGAAGCGATTCCTCTGTACAATCTGTGGTCGTATCAAGCGGGTACGTAAGTATCCGAGTGATATCTCACACGTTAACTCCGATAACGTATTGGAGCGTACCGGAACATGCGCGCGTCACTACGCCGAGCCTGATACATATGTACCAGTCAAGGCTAAGGTGTCAGACCTGACCTCTCTCCTCAACTCCCGCACTCCTCGTTCTAATAAACAGCAGCAGAACAAGAAGAGAGCATAACTATGAAGCCAATTGCAGTAGGTGAATGCGATGCTTGCCCAAAGGTCGATGTAGACCTGTTTGAGATACCGGGCAGCAAGATGCGTCTGTGTGTGGTCTGCCATCAGGCTGAGATTGCAGCCATTGAATCTAGCAAGGTAATCAATGGTGCCATAGCTACCGCGAAGGTAGTAGATTCAGGAATCAAACTGAAGGCTGATATTTTCAACGCAGCCACGGTTGATTTCACGAATCTTCAGGCAGCCATCATGAATGATGAGTCAATCAGCCCAGAGAAGAAGGCTGAGACATTAGTTCAGATGGCTAGCGAGCGTATTCAGAAGTACAATCAGGTTATCTTCCAAGAGGAAGAGGCCACGATGATTAAGCGTAATGAGCGCGCATCGTGGAGCAAGCAAATTAAAGAGTTCGTTGAAACTCTTCGCACAGAGCAGCGTGAGAAGTTCAAGAAGTACGATATCAACTACTCACCCGCACCCATCAGTAAGGCTGCTAAGACTAGTAAGCCTGCTGGTCCCCGTAAGAAAGCTCCAGCATTCGATATGGCAGCATGCAAGGCAGCAGCTGCGAAGTACAATGTGCCGATGGCATCTATTCAGATGCTAGCCAAATCGCAGAATCTCTCGATGGATGATGCTGGGAAGAAGATGGCTGAGATGCTCGGCATCACTGTCACTCAGTAGTTACACTCTCGCAATTCCGCAAGGACGAGACATCATGACTGTAAAAGAACTGAAGGATATACTGGATGCGTGTAATGATACCGCTGAGGTTATCGTACACACGTCCACTGGTCTGCAAATCCTCAAGGACGAGCAGGTATATCAGTTGTTCGATCTCTCTGACGAAGGCACTGTTATCTTCAGTGTCAGGGATGTAGAGGCGAACAATGGATAGACGACAAGCTACACAGATATTGAGAGACGAGCTAAATAAGCATGGATTGACCGATTGGTCAGTTCGTCTCAATCAGAATGCCGATTCACGATTCCTTGGTATGTGTTCGTACAAGGACAAGTGCATCATTCTCTCGGCTCATCACATTGACATCCATCCCGATCCTGATGTCATCAATACAATCAGGCATGAGGTAGCTCACGCGCTGTGTCAAGGACACGGGCATGATTACGTATGGGCTGCCAAAGCTAGAGAAATCGGTTGCGACAATACGCTTCCGTGCTCTAACTTGAGCCTGAGTCCTGAGATCATTGACGCAATTAGGTCAGGCGCGGATGTTGAAGTGAGCTTCGACGAGCAGGTAATACGCACGCCACGATATACAGTCACGCGCTTGCAAGATAAGTGCGAGTATTGTGGTAAGGTGGCGGTCAGTAAGTCTGAAAAGACTATTGTGACGGCAGGTGACACTCAGCCTGATATGAAGTTCATCACGCTAGAGTGTGGTCACATGGTTGTGAGGATGATCCCGAAGGGCACACCATACCATACATTCCAGATGGGTGGTGATCCTGACTGTCAGCACGTGTGGGACAAGAACAATTGTGTGAAGTGCAACAGGAAGCGGCCATATCAGTTCCAGCTAGATGGTATGGCATTCCTAGAGGCTGGCCTGAGTGTAAACAAGGGTGCCGCAGTATTCGATGAGATGGGGCTTGGTAAGACGATTCAAGCAGGTGCGGTCGTCTACTTCAATCAGGCTATCTGTTCACCCACACTGTACATCGTCAAGGCTGGTCTGAAGTATCAGTGGGCATCATTCATCATGCATTGGATGCCGGGTCACTTCCCACAGGTCATCAATTCAAGCAAGGATAATCTGTGGCCGGGATTCAAGCACTACATCATCAGCTACGACATGCTGGTGTCCAAGTCACGCACTTTGAAGTCTGGCAAGGTAGTCACGTCAGGTTTCGATATCAAGAAGTTCGATGCTATCGGAATCAAGTGTGTTGTGCTTGATGAGTGCCAGCAGATTAAGAATGTTGACTCATCGCGCACTCAGATGGTGCGTCGTGTAGTGAAGGATAAGAAGGTCATCGCACTCTCAGGTACGCCATGGAACAATCGTGGTAGTGAGTTGTTTCCTGTCCTGAACATGCTGAGTCCGATGAAGTTCGCATCGGAAGCTAACTTCAAGCGTGAGTGGGTGAGCTACTACAATCAGGGGCCTTACATAAAAGAAGGTGGCATCAAGGCTCATCGCCTCGCAGCATTCAAGGAATATACTTCAGACATCTGCATTAGGCGTGAGAGGACAGAGGTGATGCCTGAACTTCCCCTCGTGAACAGAACGAAGCTTAATGTAGTCATGGATGACTCGCAAGAGAAGGTCTATGATGAGGCAGTAGATGAGTTCGTGAAGTGGTACGAGGATCAGATGGGTGAGATTAGCGGCATGATGATCATTGCAGCGATGCAAAAGATGCGTCACCTCGTCGCGCTCGCTAAGGTGCCTGCCACTCTAGAACACGTGAGTGAGTTTGTCGAAAACACCGATAGAAAATTGGTGGTCTTTGCTCATCATAAAGATGTTCAGCAGATCCTGTTCGATGAGATTCACACTGCTTATGGGGATCAGATGTTGATTCTCAAGTTGGACGCAGAGATGAATCCTCTTCAGCGGCATGAGGCCCAAGAGAAGTTCAATGCAGCAAGTAGGGCAATCATGGTGGCGAGTCAGCTAGCCGCTGGAGAGGGTCTCAATCTTCAGACCTGTTCTGACTGCGTGATGCATGAGAGGCAGTGGAATCCCGGCAAGGAAGAACAGTGTGAAGGACGATTCATTCGTATTGGTAGCGTAGCCGATAGAGTGGATGCAGTCTATGCGCACCTCGAAGGTATCACGGCGATTGACTCTCAACTAGATGTAATCGTTGAGCGCAAGCGAATCCAGTTTCATGAGGTACACAACAAGGGTGAGGCTGCGAAGTGGAGTGAGGATAGCATGATGCGTGACCTCGCCTCATCCATCGTTAACGCGCACAACGCTAAGAAGAATCGCAAAGTGTTGGCGAGCAAGTAATGTGGTACGACAAGATTCCTGCAATCATCGCGGTGGCCCTAGTAACATGGGCCATCGTGATGGTTCACTACTACAAGGAAACATAATGAGTGGGCCATTGAAGCCAGTCACTATCACATTCTCACCTAATGAGATCATCTCAATGGGTGGTGTGTTCGGTACATTCAGCAAGACGATGGAACTGTTGGAAATAACTATCCCTGTTGAAGTCAAACGGGATATGGCGTCCATCCTGCTGAAGATGATGGGTGCAGTTGAAGAGCAGGTAACTGAGAAAGCGATGGAGAACTAGTATGCCGAACTGGCCTGTAGATGATGAGCATGATTTCGATTTCGATGAGCGACCGGTACGTGAGCCTGTCATTCGTAAGGCACGACCGAGTATCATACGCACTCCTGAACAGCGCGTAACGAAGACGTGGAATGGTAATCCAGTCAGTACGATGGAATCAGACCACATCATGAATTCTATCCTGTTCTGTGAGAGGAAGTGGAGTGAAGCGAAGTCACATCACTTCATGTGCTTTGAAGATAAGGAGGCATTCTACTTCCTGAATGTGTATGAGATGTTCCCGGAATATGTCAATCTGCGTAACGAGTGGACACGGAGAATGAAGAATGACTGACATGCCGATTGTGACCCCTATTACCAGCAACGTCACCCTCATCAAGAAGTATTTTGAGTTGGGTGGACGTAAAGTGGAGATGAGTGAGATGAAAGCTCTCACAGCTGAGGACAGAGAAGAACTGGGTAAGCTGGCGGGCGAAGCCCTGAAGAAGCTCGGTCAGATGTAGTTCCTCCCAGCCCTCTAGTAATCCCCCCGGTTATTAGAGGGCTGCATAGGACCTATAACTGATTATGGAGATGAGATGAAATACGACGAGTATAATGTCACACGCGGGCGTAAAGAGGACGGTGAGAATCCGGGCTACTTCTATGCTCCGTGTGGAGTATGTGGACGTAGGCTGAACGTGGGTAACTATCCTCCCGTCATCATTGAGGGAAGACTCGAAGTATTGTGCTATCACCCCTGTAAGGAGACTAAATGAGCGTAAATACTGAGGAAATGCTGTGGATTCTCGTCCGCTACATCATGGGCGAGGAGCACAAGACTCAAGAGGAAGTTGTGAAGATGCTTCTCAAAGAGGCATTGATTGGGCGTGGTCTACTGAAGCCAATGGAGAAGAAGTAATGCCTGAAGATAAGTTCAACGTCGTGCAGTTCTTTCAGGACGGACAGTATGAGTATGTCCGTCGGAATGTAACTGCGAAGGAAGCTGTTGAGGCCACACAGCACTACACGCGGTCAGTAGGTGCGCGTATAGGTACGACTAAGCGAGTCATCGTGACCGACATGCTAGATCAGATTTGCTTCGAGTGGGAGGATGGTAAGATTACATTCCCCACTCAGAAGACTATGGACGAGGTGTCCGATCAATTGGAGAAGAACTAATGCCTCAGCGAATGCCTAGACTGACTGGTGGACGCCGCCCCTATTACACTGGAGCGGATGGACAGATTGAGCGAGCTATTGAGAAGGAGTGTGAGAGATACGATATCTCTCGTTCTCTCGTCATCAGGAACGCACTCGCCTTCACCTTCGGTATCGATCTGTATGCGTACGAAAGCAAGAAGCCCAAACTGCGTCGTGTCAAATAGTAAGAAGACGTGTAAGCGATGCGACAAGTGGACTGCGCATGATCTGGTCCGTATCCACACAACAGGTTTCACTATCATGAAAGATTGGAAGTGTGCTGTATGTGGTATGGTCCATACCGCTGGGCGATCCAAGTGTTAGTAGTTCTACTGTGCATCATACTGTTCATGGCGACGGGTGCTGTTACCTGTCGTATGATTCAGCATGAAGATGCGATACAGGAGATGAAATGAGTAAAACTTGTCACTACTGCAAGGAGAACACTCATCACATCATTCTCTACGAGAACGAGAATGAACGGATGGTTCAGTGTGAGAAGTGTTCTAAGAGAACTCTAGAAACGAAGAAGGTGAAGTAATGGAAGTATTAGTACCGAAGAAGAATGTCATCATGGACGCGACTAGTCTGTCGAGTCTAATGAGCTGTGGCCGATACTATGACATTCGGTTCAATCACCGTCTAGTGTCTAGTAAGGGCAAGTCTAACTCACTAGAGGTAGGCAGCCTGATTCACAAGGTGTTCGAGATTTTCTATCAGAGGCAGATAGATGGACATAATCGTGCTACCAGCATCGGACACGCGCTCACCGCTGGGCAACTTTACATTCTTGGTTGCCCTCATTGTAGTGGATTCATTCCGACTCATCAGTTCATGGAGCCGGACAACGAAGTAGAGCATGTATGCAATGAGTTATGCGTGCTCAAGCCGACATGCAAGCACGAGATAGACGAATATCCTGGTGTCACCAATACGCCAGAGATGAATTCAGGCTTCGTCGTGGGCTGGCGATTCGCACTTGAAACATGTGAGAAGTATTTCGACTTCTACAAGAACGACGCATTCATCCCACTCGCGTGTGAGCAGGTGAAGGGTGAAGTGCTGTATGAGGATGATGAGATCCGCGTACTGTGGAAGGCGAAGTTCGATCTAATCATTGACACGAATCAGATCGGTATCGTGTCGATGGATCACAAGACATTCAAGCAGCGACGTGATAAATCAACACTGTCTAATCAGTTCCTCGGGCAGTGTATGTTGCTCAAGTCACGTAACGTCATCGTCAACAAGATAGGTCTACAGACCTCATTGAAGATAGACGAACGACTGACACGCGAAGTCATTTCATTCAGTGCGGATAGGCTGATAGAGTGGCAGAGTGAGATCCTTCCCTACTACGCCTACAAGTATATTCAGTTCAGTGAGTCTGAGTATTGGCCTCCTGATTACACGCACTGTGACACCATGTTCGGTCCATGCATGTTCAAGCAGGTGTGTGAGGCTGATAGAGGTATGCGAGAGGAAGTGTTGAGGAACAACTACACTGTCGCTCCTGTGTGGGATCCTACGAATAAGGAGAGCGAATGAAGGTCAGACAGCTATTAGAGGAGTTGAGTAATCTTCCACTCTCATCGAGGGACAAGGAAGTCTATATCGATGTTGAAGGTGATGAGTATGTTGAGATGGAACTCGTTCCCATCGTCGAGCCTAATGATGAAGATAAAGTAATCGGTTACGTCATCTGTGAAGCCAAGCCCGATCTAGTGTTTCCGATTGACAAGAAGGACTTACATTAATGCCTAACATGGGCAGTGAAGTAGTAGATCATCTCTACTGCATGTTCAAGGGTGAGCCTGGCCTGAGAAAGAGTACACAGGCATTGAGCTTCCCTGGACCTCAGTATTGGTTCTCATGGGATAGGAAGATGTCAGGCATTCTCCTCCCCATGAAGAAGTGGGGCATTGATCCCAAGACAATCAACTATGATGACTATGATGATTGGGCTAAGGGTAAACAGATGATGGAGAAGTTACAAGTCAACTGTCCCTATAAGACCATCGTCATTGATTCGTTGACAAGTATGGCCGATATGACGCTGCGTCAGACCATGAAGGTAAAGTATGGTGTGACTCGCCAGTCTGGTCAAGCTGCTGGTAAGTTGGTGGCAGGTATTGCCGTCAACGAGATCGAGGATTACAACGCTGAGTCTAGTGCATTGAATGAACTCATTGCATTGACGAAGGACATTCATAACTTCCACAAGGTGAATGTAATCCTCATTGCACACGTAGTGAAGGCAGAGTACCGCGACACTACAAAGAAGACCACGCATATCTCGCGTCAAATCGTGACCGCGGGTAAGAACGTGGCGGCTAAAATCCCCGCATATTGTGGTGAAGTCTATCACTTCAATATCGAGCAGGGATTTGTAGAGGGAGCAGGAGGTGACTACTCACTACTGACAGAACACACTGGTGATGACTTTGCCAGATCAGCTCTGGGACTGGAAAAGAAGATCATATTTGGGGACAAGCCCATCTATGATACGTGGATCAAACCTGCCATCACCAAACTCAACAACACCAACAACGTCACAACAAAGTTCTAGGGAGAATTACAGTGCCTATTGTCAGCTTTAGCGATCGCGACCTCCTCCGTGGCAAGATTGTCGAACCCGCGTGGTACGTGGTGAACATCGTTTCCATCGGTGAGGCTCCATCAAAGGATGGCGGTTCCACCAATTACCCGGTGGAAGGTGTCATCGTCAAGAACGCGGACAACGGTTCGGAAGAGTTCGCCAACGTTCCGCTGGATTGGAACTTCAACTCGAAGGCCATCTCATTCGCCGCAGGTTTCCTGATGGCGTTCGGTGTGGACGTGAAGTCTGGTGCACGTTTCGATCTGGCGAATGCGGTCGGCAAGCAGATCGAAATCTTCGTGGAGAACGATACGTGGCAGGGACGCATGCTCAACCGCGTCAACCACAAGTATCGCCCTCTGCGGGGATAAACCTCTAGCCTTATATCATGTCGTCATGGTCATGATGTAGGGTTTTCACCCGTGTGGCTACCGAGCGGGGGAGAAATCGGTAGCACTTATCTGGCTTAACTCAGCCCATCAATTGGAGAGTGTATGAACAAGTACGACGAGTTCGAGGATGTACCACCTTACCTCATGGCAGAGGATACGGATCCATCTGTTCTTCCTGATCCAGACGATGAGATCACGGCTGAAGATGTCGTGGAAGTGATGCAGGAAGAAGATGAGGAAGGCGAAGAAGAAGACGATGACCTCATCGGTGATGAAGAAGATGATGAGGAGGAAGTAATCTAGACATTCACTGAGTGGAATACTCGCACTCATACGTGGGGTGCCAGTTATAGACTACTCGGTGATAGGGGGGTCACTCAATACTTCCGCATTAGGCGGATGATGACGGGTGATCCCCCGCTTTCTAATACGGGGCACGGTAATGAATGAAACAAACACTGAGAAGAAAGTAGTTGGTAGAGTCATCAAAGTGAGTAAGACTGGGTGGGGATTCATCTCATCTCGTGAGATTGAGTTCACTCGCATCTTCTTTCACTGGACCGCACTTAGACAGGACACAGTGAAGTTTCCTGAACTAAAGACTGGTATGCATGTTGAGTTCACGCCTCTTGAAGTTCCGGGTAAGGGATATCGGGCGGTACATGTGCGCGTCATTCCGAAGATTCAGGTGACTGAAGATGAACCAGAAGAAACTGATGTGCCCGCACTGCTCGAATCAGGACAAGAGACTACTTAGTTTCTCCGCACTCATGGATGGAGTGTGGTACTACTGGTGTTTAGTGTGCTCTAAGGAGTTCGAGGTAAAGGATGAACTACCACCAAGAACTGTTGACGGAAATAGTTGAAGAATGGGATATTGTACGGTTGGATGCGTACATATACCATTTGAAAGAGAAGGAAGAACATCTAGAGGAATGGCTAAGGCAGGTTCAGGCTATTCGACGGAAGAAGGTAAAGAGCAAGTCCACTCCGGATAATGGGCCTAGAGATGGCAGATAGAGAACATAAGTATGTCCCCGGTAAGGGTCCGATAGGGGCCAAGTTCATGATACTCGGGGAAGCCCCATCATATGAGGAAACGGCTAAGGGCGAGCCGTTCATTGGTCCTTCTGGTCGTGAATTAGACCGCATATGTAAGGACGCGGGCGTACCTCGCTATGAAGCGTGGGTTACGAACGTGTGCAAATTCGAAGTACCACCTAATCTAGCTAAGAAGAAGCTCCCATTTCATATCCGTGCGCGTAACCACGGTATTGACATGGAACAGCAACTAGCTGAACTAAGGACTGAGATTAATGAGATCAAGCCTAACACAATACTGGCTCTCGGTGGGACTGCTCTATGGGCGTTGTCAGGAAAAGATAAAATTAGTAAGCATCGAGGATCTATCATGTGGGGGATGGGAACTAAGTTTGTACCCACCTATCATCCCGCGCATCTGTTACATAGTGCTAGTGGTGGGGAAATTAAGGGGTACTGGAATCGGCAGATAATGATCTTCGATTTCAAGCGTGCGTACGAAGAATCAGCTACGCGTGACTTGATATTACCAAGCAGGACACTACATATAGCCCAGAATTCGGGTGAACTGCATGAGTTTCTTCACAGGTATCGTGGCCACTCAAGACTATCAGTTGATATTGAAGCAGGAGGACACTGTCTTCCTATATGTATTGGTCTGTCGTTTAACAAGTCACATGGTCTTACTGTTCCGTTGTGGAATGCTGACGGAATATCCCATATTCCGACAGGCGACCTAGCTAGCATGTGGGTGATGCTGAGCAAGGTACTAATGGAGAAAGATATTGTTGGCCAGAATTTTAATTACGACCGGGATAAGATACGACGACTCGGTTTTACGATTCGCCGAATCCACTCGGATACAATGCTCAAAGCCTTTGCGATTAACCCTGAACTCCCAAAAGGGCTCGCATTCCTTACAAGTATCTACACACGAGAACCCTTCTACAAAGACGACGGTATGTATGAAGGGTCGTATCGTGATTTACTGTTGGGGTGCGCACGCGACGCATGTGTTACACTGGAAATAGATGAAGCGATGGATGCGGACTTGGAGGAATTGGGGATCACCAAGTTCTATAACAACTTCATCATGACACTTCCCGATTTCTATGCGGAAATCGAGAACAATGGATTCCGAGTCAACGAAGATAAGCGACGAGAGTTACTAGCGAAGTATATCGAGTGGGATGAGCGTCTTGGCTACGAGATGTTTGAACTGGCAGGCATAGATGTCAATCCGAACTCTGCTCCTGCTGTTTATTCGTTGCTGTTCGATATATGGCATCTACCTCGCCGTACGGGAACTGGTGAAGAGGAACTTACTGCCTTATTGAATCTCAAGGTGGGAGTTAAGGCACCAGAACATCGACTGTGGATTGAGAAGTGCCTAGAGAGACGGAGAGTTAGGAAGACTATCTCCACGTATCTCATGGCAATTCCAGACTATGATGGCAAGATGAAGACTACTTGCTATATGTGTCTGGAGACTGGTCGTACTAGTACAGGCCAGCAAGAACCTCCCATTAGGCCCTTAGTAGATACAGTAGGCAAGGGCAAAAAAGCAGACATGAAGCCTATGGGCGCTGCGTTCCAAGTATTCACCAAGCATGGTGATATTGGATCGGACGTTCGAGGTATGTATGAACCTCCTGATGGGGATGAATGGGTATTCGTCCAACTAGACTCGTCACAAGCTGAAGCGCGTGTTGTCTTCAATCTGGCAACCGATGATCAAGCCTTGAGGGATATAGACGAACATGACTATCATGCACTTACTGCGAGCTGGTTTTTCGGCGGTAAAGAGGATGACTACTCGAAGAAGGTACTCGGATACGAATCTCCCATTCGCTTTGCAGGGAAGACTCTACGCCATGCGGGACATCTTGGCGCAGGAAAGCGACGAGCATCTACTGAACTTAACACGCAGGCGAGAAAGTATAAAATCCCAATTACAATCGATGAAGGCCAAGCAGAAAGAGCACTAAGAATCTTTCATGCGCGGCAACCAAAGATTCAACAGGTGTTTCATGCTGGTGTGATTGAAGCATTGAAGAATACCCGTCAACTCGTGGCACCATTACCTTGGGGGATTGATGCCGAACGCGGTGGTGTTCGTATTTTCTATGAACGATGGGGCGATGACCTCTTTCGAGAGGCTTTCAGCTACATCCCACAACGAGCTGTCACTGATAATACCAAAGCAGCTGGTATCAGAATTAAGAAGCAACAAGGACACGCGCGAATTATTCTTGAGGCGCATGATGCACTTCTGTTCGCAGTTAGAAGAGAGTACTTAAGTGAATTTGTACCAGTAGCACAGAAGGAGATGGAACGTGCGCTTAATTTCACTAACTGTTCATTACCTCGCAGGTTTCTTAAGATCCCTTGTGATGTGGAGATCGGGGAGAACTACAAGGATCTATCGAAATACAAGTCTGCGCAAAAGATTACGGTGGAGCCTATTGAGCCTATTAGGACTCGACCGCTAAGTATAACTGAGCAATTTACTGTGAACGATGAAATGGTGCGGGATGAACTATTCCAGAAGCGTGAGGAAGCTAACTATCGAGCACTAGTAAAGTCCAACGACGACATACCATTCTAGCAAGGAATGAAGGATGACATGGCTGGATACTCTATTAGGTCAGCACAGCGAATTAGAGTCACCCATGAACTTCTGGTTGTGGGGTGGACTGGCTGCGATTTCTGCTGTTGTTAAAGACAACGTTTGGATAGACAGACATATCCATAACCTCTACCCTAACATCTATGTGATGTTTCATGCTGAGAGTGGACTGAAGAAAGGTCCGCCTATCAGTATGGCGAAACAACTAGTGAAGGGTGTAGGTGGTACTAGGATAATTAGTGGTCGTTCATCCATTCAAGGTATATTGAAGGAGCTAGGAACGGCCCAGACACAACCTGGTGGAAAGGTAATCAATAAATCTGTCGCCTTTATCTGTAGTAGTGAATTGACTAGTAGTATTGTAGAGGATAAGGTAGCGACGGATATTCTGACGGACCTATATGACAGACAGTACAACATGGGCGAGTGGAGATCACTCCTGAAGATGGAACAGTTCAATCTCAAGGATCCTACCATCACTATGTTGACTGCAACTAATGAGGCGCACTCGTCGGACTTCTTCGGTAAGAAGGATCTACATGGTGGGTATTTTGCGCGTACCTTCGTGGTGTCAGAGAGTAAACGGAATAGGGGTAACAGTCTACTAGTACCACTGACTAATCCGCCTGACTATGCAACCCACATCGAATACTTGAAGGAAGTAGCTAAGCTAAGTGGACCATTCCAACCTCTAGCACTTAAGCAAGCAGATGGAAATGGATGTAACATCCCCTATCTAGAACATCACACAGGGGAGACTAACTACTTTACTGAGGCAGGAATCATATACCAGAGATGGTACGATGATCTGATTGAGCAGACACTAACTGAGGACTTACGGGATGATACAGGTACTCTGAATCGTTTCGGTGACTCTGTTCTAAAGGTAGCCATGTTACTCAGCCTAGCTAGAAGTCCAGAGTTATACATCGATGCGGACAGTATGCAACTTGCTATCGATTACTGTCGTACGCTGATCGGTAACGTGAGGGGGATGACCTATGGGAAGAAGGGCTTATCCGAGGCTAGAAACATCAAGAAACTAATCATCGACGAGTTCATGGCAAGGCCCACTCATCAGGTTAGTCGGGCCATGCTACACAAGAAGATGTGGTCCCACTACAAGGAAGCGAGTGAACTAGATGAGATAATGAACTCTTTCGATCAGGCGGGTACAATCAAGATGGAAACTGTAGGTAATCAGGTGATCTACAGGATGACCGATGTGGAGTATGAGAGACTGAGAAGTTTCTTCGATGGGAAATCTAAATGACATGTCCATCATGTGATGGTACTGGGATAGTAGAAGATCCTCAACATGGACACGCACTTCGATGTGAGAGATGTGGTGGTACTGGAGAAGTAGAAAAGTGATTATACCGAGACCCACGCACAACGACTATTTTGAACCAACACCCTCATTCGTGCCCGATGAAGATGAGAGGTCGAATACTAGACGATGCGCGTGGGTCAAATGGTTCTTCAGTCTCACTCCGTGGAAATGTCATGTTTGTGGCGCAAAGATTGTAGCAACAGTAGATTACTGTGTATGCTGCAAGTTCATGCGCCACAAGCATGTCAGTCGAATTGATCCTCCGACTTCCCAAGGTCAACTAGACCACCACCGCTAGCTAACCAGTCATTCTCAGGATCAACTAGCTTGCCCACACTCTCTCCACGTCCGTAAGTCTGAGTACCCATACCTAGCATGATGGGAGCCATCCACGGTAGCAATTTCGGATCTTCATAGTACAGTCCAATGAGATCCTGAATAGCTAGTGGTACAAACAGCTGGAAAGTTCGGTCATACACATGGAACGGATTGTACTCAGACTGGCTAGCTAGATCATACGCAAACTTGGTGACAGGATTCAGCTTGTTAGACATGAACCTCTCAAGATTACTCCACTGAGTTGGAGCATTGAATCCTTCACCAAACTGTTTCCATTCACCTGAAGCAGATGATGTAGTTCCTCCCTCATAGAATCGGGCCATAGCTACGAGGAATTGCTGGAATCCACCTCCCGGATCGAAGCGCGTATCACCAATCTTAGCCTTACCAAAGTCAGCACTAGTCATGTTCTCAGTGTTGACTTCCACCTCATCTCCACCACCCATCTTAATCATAGCTAGTGCAGCCATCCAAGCTGAACCTGTAGCTATGGCTGCCTTCATGTACTGCTTGCGCACTTGTGGACTAGCCATGACGTAGGTAGACGGATTCAACATACGCACTCGACTAGCTAACAAGCCGGGTGAGAACAGAGTATGCTGAAGTACCTCAGCGTGCTTCTCTAGGCTATACTCGGTCTGCTTGAATGGTAGAATGTGAGTCTTCAGTGGTCCCTGACCAGTAGCCGTATTAACGAAATCGGCAATTTCTTTAGCAAGGATTTTGTTACGATAAGCATTTAAGTCCATTGCTTCAGTTGGTGTAAACTGCTGCTTGAATATACCTGGTCTAGCAGAACCAGTTGTGATTCCTTCAATAGCCATCTTCTTAGACTGTTCCATTAGGAACTCGAACCTATTCACCTTCAAGTGATTCAAGAAGGTGATGTATGCGCGGTTCGACATCCTAATAGGTACGCCTGCTGTGTTCCGCCAGATCTTAGATCCAATACCCTGTCCAATACCCTGTTCCAACCATCTAGATGCAGTAGCCTGAGCACGCTGACTCATTCCACCCTGGCTAGCTGTCTCGAACATCTTCAGCCCAGCTTCCTGAGCGATAGATGGTATGACCTTACCCGTGCGTGTATTACGACGGGCCTGCATGATAGGTTTAGATCTCAAGTCCGCGTCAATAGCATTGAATCCAGCCTCAGTCAATCCACCGAACATCTTATATCCAGCTTTCCAGAACTGCGGTGTATGAATCATACTCAAGCCCTGTCTAAATGGAGCAGACAAGTCTAGAGTCGTAGTCATACCTGCTGGAACAGCTAGTGCTTCCTTCACCCAGTTTAGTTGTTTCTTATTCTGTACAACTGCACCACCTGATCCCCATCCAGTAGCCTGCTTAATATCCTGCCATGTGGGAATAGGCATGGCTCCAGTATCATCTCTCATTACTTCTTTAGTTATATTGAAGAACTGATTGACCCATGCGCGGATCTTACCAGGCTTAGTACCCTGTTCAAATACGGTATGTTCTCTATGTCCATCACGCTTCAACACATCCATGACAATGAATGGGTTGTCTAGCATGTGCATTGAATCTGCTAGATGTACAGCCTGACTAGCTGATATTGGTGATGCTACTTCAGCTGCATTATCTCGGAATCGAACGACACCATTCTCTAATGCTTCATATAGTGGAACTCCAGCTTTACGTGCCTCGGTGTCATGGAATCCATACCGATCGTTGAATGCTAGGCGTTCTCCATTAGGTAGAATGAAGCGCGTGTCTTCATACTTATCAGTTACTGGGAGTTTGGATCTGAAGATATCGATGGCTGATCTGGCAGGAGTTCCATCTCCAACTGCCTGATCAGATGCAGGAACATTCCCCTTTCCTCCGGATCGCTTATCTTTTTGCTTAACTCCCGTTCCTGAGAGAAGGTCTTCTGTAGTCTCTGGGCGCCTCCTTGATTCAGTATAGAGCTGTAGTATTCTCTGAAATTCTGGACTGTACTGTCCAGATTTGTTACCACCTGTGAAGACCTTTTCGAGTTTGTCTGCTGCTGCGAAGGTGTTGGCGGCTCCCATTTTGGCATATACTTCTCCTAGTCTCTGAATAAATCCTACTCCATGGCCTGTATTTTGATAACCTACATCACCATGACTTCTAATCTCTGCCCAATAGGAAGTAAAAAATCTCCCATAACGTGGCTGGGAAACATCAAAGTTCATTGGAGGTGCTTCAACTTGAAGTCCTTTCTCTTCTCCAATGTGAGCCTTCTCATGTAGTATAGTAATAGTAGCATCAAATGCATTATCCTCAGGAGACATACCATGTTCCATGCGGATAAATGGATTCAATAGAATAGTTGACTTCTTAGTAGCTGGGTTAGGAATATGGACCCCATGCATATTAGGATCAAATACTATTCCAATACCTTCGAGTCTATCACTCCAATTCTGTCTACCAATTATTCGGAGTCCACCCTCCATCGTTCTATCAAGATGGAGTATGAATTCCTGAATAGCTGGACTATTAATAATCGATTTCAGTTCGGCCTTAGTGAATCGTTCACCTGGATCAAAGATGGTAGCTTTACGTACAGTTCCACCCTGAATTGGAACAACAGGCATTGAATCATACAATTCCTGAGTGCGATTCTTCTTCTTCTCAATAGCAGGACCACTAATATGCTTATCAATATATTGTGAAATAGTTTCTCTCATATCCTTCTTAACATCTTCTCGAGTGTTAATGAAGGGATAATTATCATCCTGTTCATCCATCTGTGGTTCAATATTAACAATAACGTGCTCAGGTACTCCCTTTGCCTTCTCATTAAGATGCTTTCTTTCAGTAAACTGATACATTCCATTATTCAAATAGTGAACTTTAATTTCACTTCTCTCCTGTGTAGCATCAAAATCTGGAATTGCTATCTTAATATCACTATCCTTGAAAGTAAAATCTCCAATTAATTTATCTTTCTTAAGATCAGATATTTTATTTTCATCAATAATACCTGGATCAGCTTCTAATTCTGAAATAGGTATATCATTACTATAATTATTCGAATCAAAAATAATTTTACTCTTTCTATTTCTAGAATGTTCAACGATATTTCTTACCATCATCGTTGAGTAGAAAATATCTTGATCATCCTTTAGTGTAACTTCAATTGTAGTACCTGTTGGAGTACTCATAGGCACTTCAGTTCTATCGTAATCAGATCCAGTATCACTCATGAACTGTTCCGGAGTACCCTTAGCTACAATCCTATACTTTCTACCATTATCGACTGCAACAGTATTAACTATAAAGTATTCACCTCCTAGAATGTAGGATGCGGACCCAATACCCTTTCCACCTGTAGCTCCTGCTTCATTCTCTTTACCTGATGCAAAGAGACGAACCAACTTCTCAGCAAGCATAGTTTCAGTCATGCCTGCACCATTGTCATGCATTTCAATAGTTGAATTTGAAACCTTATTACGAGCACTATCTTTATCCGTAAGTCTAATTCTTACCTCACCACCATCATTAGGTACCTTATCAGCTGCATCAAGGGTATTCTGCAACCCCTCACGAGCCATAATTCCAGGTAGAGGACTAGTATAGTCCTTAGTAATGTTGACTGCTGTACGTCTAATATCTGCGTCTATCTTCAGTCCACCACCTGCCACCTTAGCGAATGATGGCCCTTCTCCACCTCTCAGTTTATCCAATGCAGTATCCCGAAGCATACCGAATAGTTCAATATGATCAGGACTACCTTCTGGTAAGTGTGCACGTTCAGCATATACCTGAAGTTGTTCATAGTTATCTCTGATTATTTCAGGATCAGTTTCATTCATTATCAGGTTTTCAGCCTGTTCTAGTATAGTCCCAATTCTAGGATCATCAGGTATACCTCTAGCCAATTGATTGTTCAAGTCTTCGGCGAGGTTGTAGATCTGAACTTTTCCACGTCCTTTGTTATAGTTAATGTGATCATCCGAACGTGGTGTAAATGAAGCTACTCCCTTAGCATCAGCACGCTGGAATGATGGTTCATCTCTACCAAGAGATAGGTTCAAATCAGCTGGTGGGAGTTGCTTAGCTTCACTATCCTTTATATTTCTACCAGTTGGATTGTCCGGAGTAACTAGATGGCGATAACCAACAGCCCTGAAAGTCTCTCCATCAGCTTCAAAGGTATATGCAACAGGCTCATCAGGATCAGCCTTATATCCAGCAGGATAGACTTTATATCCTTCAGCCATTGCACGCTGAACTTTATCTACATAATCTTCCATTTCAACGGACATACTGCTTATTACACCATATGATTCATTGAGTGCGGCTAGTTCTTCTTCATAGTCAGCCACCATACCAGCATCTTGACGCGCATCTAGGTCTGCCTTCTGTTCCTCATAGGTAGGCATTCCAGCCTGTTCAGCTACTCGTTCTAATCCACCACCTTCAATATCACCTGATATAGGTCCAGTAATGGGAGCATCAGTCATTGCATTTTTGGTTACATTTCGTCCGGCTAGTCTCTCAAATAGACGAGTTTTATTACGAGTAAGAGCTGCTCTTTCTTCAGTTGTAAGATTAATTGGTCCTTCTAGTGCTGCATGTTCTTCCTCCATAGCAATATCTTCATCAGTAATTGGGGCATCTAGAGCATTTCGTTCATTACCATATTTCTCTGCATCTATACTTAAATCAATGCCTCTTAGTTGATCTAGATCTGCCATAGTTTGTGGCGGACGACCATGTATCATCATATATAGTTGTGCTAGTTCTACATCTGTACTTCTGACTGGTGATGCTGGATCAGGAGACATCAGAGCTCCTGTCCTAGCCTGTTCACCTACGATTGGACCTGCACTATTAAGTGCGCGTTCAATATCTCCTGTACTAGAGGTAATATTATCTCGCCATCCAGGACTACCTGGTCCTTCAGTAGCAGGTAGAATTTCACCAGTTAATGCCTGTTCACCTACTCGCTGTAGACCAGTTCCCATTAGAGGACCATTAGCCTCTTGATTCTGACGGATGATCTCGTCTTGGCTACGTTCCCACTCTGCTATCTGCTGATCTATTGGATCTTGTCCGAACTCTGTAGCAGGCTGACGTTCAGGACCAGGCTGAGGCATAGCACGATCGAGAATTGCGCGTGCCTCCTCGTCACTGAATATGGCCTGTTGACGCAAATCTTCTACACCTGATTCAGGAGCAACCCGACCCATAGTATCATCAACTACTCTACTAGCAGCCTCCTCGTTCACATCACCACGTATCTGATTAGCAAATGCTTGTAGCCTCTGCTGTTGTTCTGGAGTAAGTGGTGGAGGCTGTTGATTATCAGGTAGAGCTTCCCATTCTGTATTACCTGCATCATCAATTGTCTTATCAACGGTAGACATCACCTGATTTTCAATAGTTCTACCGGGTGAATCAGGCCACGTCATACGCCGAAGATTCTCGGCCATGCGCGCTCGATCTTCTTCAGTATAAGTCTGTACAGGAGGCGGAACTACACCAATAGGCCCATTACGAAGTGCATCATCAGGTGTTTCCTCCCACGCCTCATTTCCAAAATTTCCTCTACCTTCAGGATTAGTCGTATCTGCTAGTGGATCAGTCTGATAGTTCATCTGGGGCTGAGTTTCATTCAGTCTCCTCTGAACTACGTCAATGAGTCCGCGTGTGACAGCAGTCTGTGGTTGAAGTTGAATAGACTGCAACATTCTAGTCAACTGCATAGGATCAGTGATTTTACTAACCCGCATTACGAAATCATTAGCAGCTGCATCTACAGTTGCTTCATCACGAGTACTTAGAATAGTATTAAGTGCCTGATCAGCAGACACGGGCATATTGGCTACACGTCCAGTAGTCTCACCTTCTCTTACACCTTCGCCCTGCCCGAATGGAGACTGATTGAGTGGAAGGTCAATAGGTTCAGTTACTGTATTCTGATTGTCAGTTATGTCAGGCTCAACTCCAACCCGCTTGAATAGAGTCTGACCACCAGGTAACATACCGGCACGTTCAAACCCCATATCCCGCATGTTCTTAATATATTCATCAGTTACTTCAGATTCAGGTACAGTGAATGAACTGCCAACAGCTTCTTCATCAGCTCCGAATGCACTCTCTACTGGTGGAGGTGGTGTAGATGGAGCAGCAGGAGGGCCACCCCTATACATAGACATACCACCACTAGTAAGACCACCAGATATTGCACCAGATAGTGCAGCTCCACCAGCACCCTCAGTTAAGGGCTTACCAGTGGCATAATTAGTTGCCATCTTTTCCTGATAGGACTGTCCACCTTCTTCAAACATCTCATTCCCCATTGCACCCAATGTGGGGAGAATTCGTCGAGATCCTTTGATAGTAGGATCAGCCAACATTTGATCTAGATCAGGTAATCCAAGCCACTTGGCCGCTTTACCACCCAATCCAGAGATACCAGCAGTTGCAGCAGATGAACCCGTAGTAGTTAAGAAATCTGCCGCTGTAAAATCATCCTTTTCTCGAGTTATGTCAGCAGTCTGCTGGGCTGCAGTCAAACCTCCTTCACCTAGTGCACTTGAAATTAGTGGGCCTAATCCTGTTACTGTCTTTACACCGCGTCCTAGCGCACCACCAATCATCATAGGTACAGCAGATGCTTCCACATCCAGTGCAGCTAGACCGGGATTACGCCAGTAGGAAGTTGCAGTTCCTCCTATTCCTTCAGCTCGTCCAAGTTCCTGACGCGCATTCTTCAGTCTCTCGGAATCTTCCTGTTCAGAGATTTCCTGTTCCCATCCCTCGGGATCATAACTTGTGTTCTCTTTCAGTATCTTACTCAGAGTAGGTGTTCCTGGAGACATAGCTCTCCATGGTTTTGTAGCATAGTCAATCGCACCTACTCCAGTCTCAATCAACTGGCCAGGTATTTTGAGCGCAGTTGAATAGACATCCTGTAGTGATGGAAGCCCGTATCCACTACCGAAGCTAGTATCTAGAGGTTCCGCATCTTCATATTGATTCCAATAATCATCAGCAGGAGTTTCAAGAGGCTCAAATTGACTCCAGTAATCTTGTGGCATTACCGTAACCTCCTACCACCTCGTGCTTCTGCCTCTGCTACCTTATTAGCTGGAACATTTACAATTCTACCATCAGGTGTTCTCATCCTAATTGTACCAGGAGGTGGTATAGCGGGCATATCCTTTGTTACTTCACCTGGAGTACCATCTTCAGTATATTCTTCACCCGGAACTTTTCCAACATTAAGCCTACTAGAAGTAGGTGGCTTATAATTAGGATCAACTGATGATCTGAAATCATCATATGCTTTTTGATCAGCTTCAGTTACTGCATCAGTACCAGGCCAGAAATAATTCTCAGATTTCAATTGGGGTCTAGGTTTCCAGGTATATCCATTCCTAGCATTTCCAGTCATGTACTTACGGGCAGTGGTATTATCACCCGTATAGGCATCATCCATTCTATCTTGCTCTTGCCTTCTAGTTTCTAATGTATTAGTAGTTCCACCTGCTCTAGGTGTACCTGGTCTAGTTATTTCACCCGTCGCGCCACCTCGTATTGGAATAGGTACATATTCTCCGGTAGCAGGATCAAATCTATGTGGCTTTCCATCTATCAGAACTTGCTGACCTGGATTAGCGGCAGCATTAGCAGCCTGATTAGCACCAGCCTCCTTAGCAGCTTCTACTCTCCATTCACCGAGAGCATCAATCTCTTCCTCACGCGTCATACCACGAGATGTACCAAGTTCAAATCGCTGACCCTGCTGGTTGAATCCTACGAATCTGTCACCATCTTTAATAACCTTAACACCATTATTCTTAGCGTTTTGAATTCGATTGCGTGTAGCTGCAATCTCATTCTTCATATCATTATTTCGCTGCTGTTCCTCCAACCTTCTCTGGGCAGTATAGGCAGTTGCGGCGTTAGTTACGAGAGTTCGCTCGTTGATATTCTGTCTGTTCTCTAGTTCGGCGGCCTTGTAGTATGGGTCTGCCTTAGTCTTCCATTCTTCAACATCACGCATATAAGGTGCATACATTACAGTTTCAGCAGTTTTGATAGGATCTTGAGCCTTAACAGACAATGCAGATGCTGCTAATGCACGACCCCATCCAGGTGCAGTACGTTCTGGTGGCGCGTCAAGGAGTGCGCCTAGTCTATCTCTTGATCTATAATCAGGTGTGTACCCTTCATTCACCATCCTGATCATGTCCTGGAATGAAGCACCAGAATTAGGATCTACCTTAGGCGCAGCTATGGTAGGTGTCTGTATTGGACCTTGATCTAATGGTCTACCATCAGGTCCTAACACATCATTACCGGTACCATAACCAGGGGCCTGTTGAGCAGCTACTGACTCTAGACCGGGACCAGGTGTATATGGTGATGTAGGATTACTATCCTCCTCCATATAACCCGTGTAAGCACCGGGAGTAAGCTGATCATACCCTTCCATTAAATTCTGGTGACGAAGATTCCGAATGTCATACGCCATAGCTATTTCCTCACCGTCGGAATATTTCCGTAACCAGGGTTAGTACCTACAATAGGCCCTGTAGCAGCTGGCTTTTTCTTACTAGCCTGATACTGTTCAAGGAGAGGATAACCAACACGACCAACCAAATCAACTACATCCTTACCTCGATTAATAGTCTGATCAAACTTGCCAGGTGACGCACCAGCTGCCACCTCATTCTTGATTTGATTCTGACCCCACGTACCACTCTGACCTACTGCTGTGAGGAGGTCTTTACCAAATGCCGAAGCCATAGCAGGAGTAGTACCATACAGAGATGTCATACCCTGTAAGGCTTTCAATTGGTCTGCTCTACTCGCAGCAGTAGCCTGTAGACCAGCTGCACTAGCCGCATTAGATGCACCTGCATTACTACTAGCTGCGGACATCTTAGCGTTAGCATTGAATTTAGCTACATCGAGATCAGCTGCTAGTCTCTGTTTTTCCACATCCGTCATACCTGCCAGACCACTTAGTTTATTTGTATTTCTAGTATTAACGATTCCACCTTCAACATTCTGCATAGCATCAGCACCTAACTGACCCTGTTCACGCGCCATTCTACCCTGTAGGGCGAATGCATTAGGTGAATAACCACCCTGTAATGCACGTTGTCTAGCTACTTCACGTTCAGCGTTAGCGTATGCGGCTCTAATAGGGGCCGTCCCACGCGCGCGTAGATTACCGATGTCCTCTTTACTGTATCCACCAGTCTGACTAAAATCCTGATAGCCAGCATAGGAGTTAAATGGGTCATTGTAACTGATTAGTTCTGGACCCCACGTAGCAGCACCACCACCTCCTCCCCCACCTCCACCATCAGCAGCAACTCCATTACCAGGAGAAGCGATGGACCTGTACTGATTCATGATGTCAGTATAGTCACCATAGTTGGCCTCAGATCCACGCGCATAGTTATACCCCATCATATCAATGATGGGATCTATCTGGCCTTCATATCGCTGCTGCTGATACCCCATTTGGTTCTGAATACGCCCGCGTGGGTCACTACCTGACGATTGATCGTAGGGGTTGTACGCCATGTATCACCTCAACTCGGGGTATCAATACCAGCGAGGGCGTTCCACAATTCTGATACTGCTGCTTCAATGTTGTTGTCGGGTGCGTCAGTAGTTGATATCTTACTTTCCTCGTCGTACACAGTATAAGAAGCAATATTCGTATGCATTACTACAATTGGACCAGCCATAGTAGCAGATTGATGGGGGCTACCAATGACTCGCTGCGCATAGGATGCACGTTGCTGATGATATGGTGTACCACCAGATTCCTTAAGTATGTCACCTGCTTCTTTCGCTAGGAGAACTGTGAGACGTTCCATGAACCCACCTGGACCAGTATCACGAGTCAATCCCATCTGAATTGTTGATACATCTGCCATTTGATCTCCTTAATTGATGGGAAAAGCTATCGTGAATGTAAACCGCATTCCAGCACCTTGTATCATATTCGTTTGACCAATGGGATGATTCATCATACTTATAGTGGTAAGACCCGGTCCAGTTCCCACCGGACCTACAACACCGCTAGCATAAATAAAAGTGCCTGAAGTATAACCAAGAGCTGTATATCCAGGAGGTAATGCAACATATACAATATTAGTAGCTCCCGCAATAGTAGCATCAAAATGGGCACTATAAATCATTGTTTTACCAATGATAGTGTATCCTCTATAGTATTGTGCTACTAAAGTAAATGATGATCCACCAACTCCACTTGTATAATCTGCTGCACTATTAGGTAGTGAAACCCACTCTCCCATTGCAATGGTACGACTACGTTCATATATAGCACCATTTCGATCAACTTCAACAGTTGATCCTACATTAGCACCTTCACTATCATTTACGAAATCAAAACGAATTCTTTGATTATAATGAAGTACTCTAGCCTTTTTAAAATCGACAGCAGCAGGAGAGTAAGTAAGGACAACACCAGGATGTCCCGTTGCAGATATTTCAAGTTGTGAATATGGATGGGTACTACCACCATCTATAACTGCTCTCTTAGCAGTAACATAATTACCTGCATATAGATTACTGGCACTAACATTTCCACCAGTACTAATTGAACCAAGACGATCAAACGTAACAGATCCTGAGTTAACAGTAATTGCATCATTAGTTGCATGAAATTGTAAGTTCTCCCCAATATTCTGAATACGCCATAGTTTTTTATCAACTGGTCGTGAGGTATCAATCATCTTTAATTGTGGTCCATTGCTCTCCTGAATAGTCTGAGCTAATGTAAATATATTCGCGGTATCAGTCCAAGCATTATTGACAAGTGGATCAGCACCACCCGGCCTATGACTAGCTGCATGAACACCTACAGTTCCAGATGGACCTTGTGGACCTGTATCTCCAGTATCACCCTTTACACCTTGAATACCTTGAATACCTTGTGGACCTCTAATATTAGCACGTAAAGTCCATGTAGTTGTAGCGGTCTTCTCATATACATCTCCATTAGCAGTATTTAAATACCAATCACCTACAATAGTACCTGCAAGTGAACCTGCTGGTACTCCTGATCCACTAAACCATTTTTCACCTGGTGTACCTTGAACACCCTGTGAACCAGTATTACCTATCGGACCCTGTATACCTTGTGGTCCCTGAGTACCAGTTGCACCTATTGGACCTTTAATGTTACCCCTTAATGTCCACGTATTAGGAGCAGCAGTTTTCTCGAATACGTCTCCAGTAGCAGTATTGAGATACCAATCACCTACTATTGAATCGAGTGGCTCTCCACCACTACCGGGATTAGCATTAAATGCATACCATCTTTCACCCGGTGTACCTGCTGGTCCTGTACTACCTGCCGGTCCTTGTGAACCTGTACTACCAGTAGGACCTGCTGGTCCTTGTATACCTTGTGCACCTGTATTACCAGTATCACCCTTAGGACCCTGACTACCAGTTGCACCTGTATTACCTATAGGACCTTGACTACCTGTGGCACCAGTAGCACCCTGTATACCTTGCGGACCCTTTAGATTTCCTCTAAGTATCCACGTATTAGCTACGACATTAGTACATTCATAGTAATCACCAGTAGTAGTTTGTAGATACCAATCTCCAACTATTTGACCTGCTTCAGGTGGTGGATTCGTACCTGTTCCTGTAAACCACTGTTCACCAGCTCTACCAGGTATACCCTGTGGACCTTGTGATCCAGTCGCACCAGTAGGACCTGTAGCACCAGTATTACCTATGGGGCCTTGTGGACCTGTATTACCTATAGGACCTTGAGGACCTGCTGGGCCAGGTACTGTGGATGCTGCTCCGGTATCACCCTTTGGGCCTTGTGGTCCTTCAGGTCCAGCAGGTCCGGGAACTGTTGATGCAGGACCAGTAGGACCAGTATTACCAATAGGTCCCTGTGGTCCAGTTGCACCAGTATTACCAGTATCGCCTTTTGGACCTTGTGGACCGGGTACTGTAGAAGCAGGTCCAGTAGGACCTATTGGACCTTGTGGTCCTGTAGCACCCGGTGGACCTGTTTCACCAGGAGGCCCCTGAATTAAGCCCGCATCAACCCATGAATCACCATCCCACACCCATAGATGACCAGTATCTGAAGCAATCCATCCATCACCCGGTTCATTACCAGTGGGTGGTAGAGAACCTGAATCTGGTACACTACCTTTGATGACGACACCAGTACCAGGATCACCTTTATCTCCCTTATCACCCTTAACTCCATCACCAGTACCTTTTTTATTTAATTCCTCATTTACAACAGTCTGATACTGACCTAATCTTTCGATCAGTGTTTGCATCACTTGATAAGTAGCATTATCAAGCTGAGTTTGAGACAGAATTGCCTTCAGGTCAGCAAATGCGGGCTGTTTCTTTGGTGGCCTGTATGACATTATGCACCTGGCGTAGAGGTGTAAATTTCCTTCATGTAAATGATGATTCTATTGATTCTAATGTACTCATTTAGCTCTGTAGTATACAGTTCAAAACATGCTCTCTGCTCTACGAAATTTACTATTCTATTTGGTACAATACGAGTGGCTGCATGAAGTGGAAGTGGTACCAAATCCTTAGTTCTTATGTAATCTAGTGAATGAACTGCTAATTTCAATTCACCTTGACCAGTAGCTCGAATTCTGATAGTTGAGAAGTGCTGAACATTCTCTCCGCCTGATCCTTGATCTGTAGCAGCTCCCTTTGCCATATTAATCCCCCAAGAAAGCAGTGCGGATGGATACTTTAATTGGTACCTGTATAGGCTGACCTTGATGATCCAGATAAGCATCATGTCTAGTCATATTATCTGGGTCTAGAATGATTAACCCACCTCCAATTTTAAGTTCAGTAGGTAAAGTACCTGGAGGAATAGCACCCGGAGGTGGTGGAAGCCACGGATAACCGGGGTACGATGGTATCTCTGGTACAGATGTTCCTGGTAGTGGTGGAAATGCAATAATGGGTGGATAGTATTCATCATCTGGAAGTTGAGTAGGAGTAATACCTATCAAACCTCCACCATTAGATGTATATCCACTGGGTTGAGCGACTACCTGACTTACCCAGAAGTTGAATCTAGCACCAGCACCGAAGAATTGAGCAGGATTACCTTGTGAACCATCAGCTTGATAGAGTTCATTATCAATTATTAGTTTTCCAGAGGTATTGAATTCTCTATTTACAATTCTCCATATTACGACTCCATCAACTAGTCTAACCTTACGGAAAGTAGATTCACCACTTAGTTCATGTGTCCAGAGATAGAGATGATTAGCGTCATCTCCATAGTTTATACGGTTGTACTGACCTTGAGAATCAAAAACGTAATCTCTTACATGAGTACCAGTTATACCATCGTATCTTCTTATGGTATAACGAGTATCTGCAATAGGAGGATCAATTTGCTTGTTATATCCAACTACCACACTTCCATCTGGTAGTACTAGTAGATCCGTTATGGTTCCTAGATTTGGATTACCAACCAAATCTTCCATTGCAATGTTATCAATAATATTCCATCTCTTAACAGTAGAAGAACCCTGTGTAACATAGTAGAGAATCTGATTAGATCTCGCGCACAACCTATCAACTATGCTAGTTATGCCTAGTGCTGGACCTAATGTTGCAGAGACGAGATTATTACTTGCATTATGTACTATGTTTATCGGTGCAACTTTATTCATTCCTCCCGTAGTGTAGGAAATCCAGAAGTTGCTAAGTCCATCTGCATTCCTTCTGATATTGTATACAGTAGTACCGATATTAGGAACGAAGATAGGATTACGATAGTTCTTATCACGTACGGTTACACAATTCCCATAGTGGTCGATAATGCAATTGACTCCACTAGAGAGAACGTCTCCGGATCCACCTGAAACCGAATGCGCATCTTCAGGAAAGACTATATTACGAGGGTTATTATAGCCTGCATAACCAGCAGGCATGGCCATTACAACACCATTTGCCTGCTCATCCTGAACGAATATGGTTCCTATCCTAATTGCCTCACCACCGGCCATACCTACTCTGAATTTAGCATAACATACTATTCCATTAGGAAAGTGTGGTGCAGGCTGTTCAACCTTGAAGTAAATCCACGTATTTTTACGTCCATTAGTAGAGAACTGAACGTGCTTCCCAGTTACAATTACTACATCACTAGCATCATAAACTGTTACGATACATGGATATGCAGCTCCTGGTTTAGCATCGGGAGGTTGTACCCATTCATCATCAGGAGGTGATGGTGCATAGTATGGACCTCCCATATTCCAAACAGTAACACAGTACATGTTTGAAAAGGTAAGAGGTATAAACATCTTATACCATAATGTATCATATGTAATAGTTGGAGGTATACCATATCCAATTACCTGGTCGATCTCATGAATACCAGTTCCAATACTCGGCAGATTTGCAACGTCGTATGCAGTTGCTTTTGTGGTATTATCAGCCATGATATTTTACGGGTTGAATGGATCGTCCGGCTGCCAAGTACTCATTACTATTAGATCGGTTCTTACCAGTGCAAGTGAAGTAATATTTGCTGATTGAAAATCCCATTTAGCCCATCGAATATCCTTAGGATTCAATCCATTCCCGTAATCAGCGAGATATATTACACCTGGTGAACCCTCATCAACTATCAAATCAATTGGAGGAAGTATCCAAAGTTTCTTACGGATTGAATCATTGATTACTTGGAGTTTATGAAAGAGATTCTTATTCCAATTCATCCAGATATTCTCAATTTTCCAACTGAGTTCTGGACGTGCATACGTTCCATTGAATAGCATCAGACCTGACCAATCACCAATGATCAGGTAATCAATGTTCACACCACCCGAATCTAGTACCTCTGCAATCCCATGAACAGGAGCACCAATACCCTGGTCTAGTACCTCTACTGGACCCCAAGTAGTGGGCTCATCCTGATTATCTACAACTGAGAAAGTACGATTCTGCTTGAACAGGTAAAGAACATCACGGAAGGTCTTACAATTAGTAAGGGGAGTACCATCCAATGGTGTAACAATCAGTCCATCTACCTGACTGATTGCCTCAGGCTCACCAGGCGCACTCACCCACGCTACCGATCGATTATCAGACTTAGCAGTATCAGCCGTACCATCTACCTTTTTAGGGAAGTTCGCATCTGCTACTACTACCATCCGACCGTGATACTCACAGAAGTTAACTCCTGCTGGAATCTTAGCGAAGTTATCAATGAGATGAGAGGCATCAGCTATGAGATCACTATCATAATAGCTGACCGTGATTTCCGTAGCTGTATTATTCTCCAATGTACCCTTAGGTACGAAGAAGAATTGATAACCCTTTTGATCCCCATTGTACTCGGGAATCCACTTGGTCGAAACGATATGACGCTTCTTTACGAAATAGTCAGTTGAGGTAGGAATACTACTAATCTTGACCGCTTTCTTTTCATTCACATAAGTAGCTCCACCGAAATACTCAGGTCCGGGAGCAGTCAAATAACCTGTATCAGTTTCATAAACTACAGCGATTAGATGGAATCCAAGATCACAGAATCCCTCTGTCTGATCCTGAAATACTACTAATGCACCACTAACAGGAGCAGGAGGGGTAGCAGTAGGACTAGAAACTCCTGGAAATTCTTCATCGGGAGTATTGAATCTATAAGTGGTGGTAGTATTATCAGCAATGGTAACAACAGCGTACCAAGGATTTGAATAGGGATTCTGATTATTAGGTGCAGCCTTACTCATATGAATAGTTCTACTAGTCACACCCATACCAGCAGGACCAATCGGGATATTAATCAATTCAATTGCTTTATCTCCAGGTGCATCTACTAGGGCAACCATACCTAGTTGTCCATTATTGAAGGCTACCGAAACTGAATGAATCCCTTTAGTAACCTTACCCTCAGCACTACTAACATAGACTATTAGTTGCTTCTTACCACCATCAGATGGAGTTCCTGAAGCATTAGTTGGAGGATCACCAGCAGCAGGACGTGCATTCAAGATACCTACTAATGGATTAGGCTTCTTGTTATCTCCATATACGTAAACGTATGAATTCGGTATAGGTAGTGCATATACTTGAGGGTCTTCAGTTTGAGTTACATGAGTCTTGAATGGACTGATGTACGCTCTACCTGCAATCACAATCATTGCAAAGTCAGTAGCCCACGGTACGGACAAGATCTGATAGATTTCAGTTGCACTAACTACATGATAGAAAATACCACCTTCTACCATCACAATGAGACTCTGACCCCATTGTGAATTGTAGTTATGAACACGCACTGTCTGCCTTAAATCGGAAGTAAATACGACCTGCGCATATGGCTTAGTAGCTTGACGAGTTTCAATCCCCGAATGAATGAATTGAATGTTATTCGCTAGCAGGAGATGATCTTTCGGACATGACTCATCATCACCTCGGCTCCACAAACCGTTGATTTCCTCAATTACAACCGGCTCATGCCCTCTAACTCTACCCACTAGTAGCCTCCACGTGCTTTAAATGCGGCTCTGAATGGACGATGCCGAGTCATAATCTGCTGACGACCCTTGTTGTTGATATTGCTGATTCTCTCTAGGGCCATTTCCGCCTTAGCATCTAGTACCTCTGCGCGCTCCTTATTCTCTCCAATGAATAGGGCCGCGTATGCAGCAGTCTTGTAGGATAGAAATGAACGTGAATTCATACTTCCTACGATTGACTCAGGTGTAATAGTGCCAATAGTAAAGTCTCTCAGATACCTTAGTTGAATCTCTCGTATAGTAGTTGCACCTTTAGAGTTGAACTTGATGATCTGGTCTTCCCAAGCCCAGTACATCAGCCTATCTACAGGCTCAAAAGACTCGAGATATTCAGTCTTCTTTACTGGAAGGAACCCCTCATTACTACCCGCACGTCTCTCACTTACCTCCTGAATCTCAGCTAGATCAGCAGGATAGTGGGGAACATTTAGACTGTCTACGGGGTATAGTGCGGTCAATCCAATAGGAAGAATGACCGCAGCTGAGGTCTGAGTGGTGGGAGAACTCTGACTTTCAATCAGAGATTCTGATAGTTCATCAAGTGCCATCTTTAGGAATGGCGCTAGAGTATCGTATGTATAATCTGTCTTAGAAGGATCGTTCATGAGCACTGCACTACGATCCATTATTTCTCCAGCGGTAACAGATGTAGAGCTAGTGCTCATGATTGTCTCCTACTTGCCGATTCCCCTGTATTCGTTCGTGAGATCCCAGTACTTGTGAGGAACAGGAATGTTCGATTCGTCCCCAAATGCCTTGAGATGCTCACCGATTTCCTTCAGCAGTTCAAGACGACGATGATCCTCAGGCGTCTTTGCCTTCATGATATCATCGTGTACATCCTGCACCTTCTTCTGGGCATCCCTTCGATGTTCTTCCTCAATCTCTGCCTGCTTCTCCTCCACGGTTTTCTGTGGATGTGAAGGAGACTCTTTCGGATTGGGTTCACCCGGTACTTTATTTGCGGGTGGCAGTGTTTCTGGTTCTGGCGGGTTCTGATTCGGAGTCTTGGGGTTTGGGGACTGGTCTGTCATCTTCATTTACCTCTTTTGATGTGACTGCAAGTGTAAAATCCTTACCGTCGCTCGTTACCTGAATGCTGGTAACTTGGGCCAAATCATATGAACCCATGCTACCATCCTTGTTGGTGACGTCAATCACCTTCTTCTCAAACCTGAATGTGATCTCCTGAATCTCTCCCTGAATCAGTACAGTTCGTCTGCCCGGTCCTGTCACGCCATCAATTGCTGCGATACTTGTCATTTCTTCTCCTAAATTACTGAGCGAAGGTTAAACCTAGTTCCTTGGCCTTTTCCTTGTCCACAATCGCATGACAAGACTGGCAAATTGGAAATAGCTGATTACGTAGAGCACCGCAGGCGATACAACGGACCAATTCAGCAGTCTGAAGATCACCTAGCCACGGTTTATTATGAATATTCAGCTCTTTACACGCGAGGCGCGCGTCATTAGAGATAGAGAGTGGATTTCCGTTAGTTCGTGACCACAGAATGTCTGCAATACGCACCAACTCGAGATACCACTTTCGCTGGTTCTCATTAGCCTTGTTTAGGAGTAGAGTCTGCTCTTTCTTCACTCTTTCAGACGTATACTCACCCGGTATATAGAACAAACCGGGCATCAGATCGGACATGTTACATCCGAGGAGCCCATTACAGTAATCTCGCACGATAGAATCCGCTACCTGAACACTAGATAGCGGAATTTCCAGTAGTGGTTGATTCTCATCAATCTCACGCCACCAACTGCTGCTTCCTACAACCAGTACACTAGGCTTATCGAATGTACCGGGAGGAATTTCAAAGATACCGGGCTGAATCGTGATCTTCTTCTCGTACAATGGCTTCGGAAGAATCGATACAACAGTCGATTTATCGAGCGGATTAACAGGCGCACGGATTGCGCGTCGATTAGTCTGCTGAAGTCCGGGAAACTCACCTACTTGTGTCATTACTTCTTTTCCTTTTCACTAGAATAGTTGTTAGGGACCACAACACCTTCTCTGTACCTCAAAGCATCACCTACTTCAGTCTCATCTCCGAATAATTCCTGCTGTATCGCGGTAATTCTCTCTTCTTTCTTCTCTGGTGAAGCATCAGGATCAGAGAGAACCAGAGGTCTCTTACCTAGGGCTGCATATAACGTATCAATCACAACTTTAGCAGCATCCCAGATAGGTGGTAGAGGATTGCCTGTTGAATCTACGAATACCCACAAAGGTTCATAACTCAACTTTACGTCAGCTAGTTCTTTTTGCTGGAAATCAGGTACTATTACGAGTCTCTCCATGACCCATACATCTTTCAAGTAGTTATACTTACGAACCTCTCGAACAACGGGATGCAATAGCTGTATCCCGCTGTCGAGAGTATCCATCATCCGCTTCTCAACCTGATCATTTGCCCATACGATCCTGAATATCGGCTGATTTGTCGATGTGTCAAGACCAAAATGGTCAATGAGACGTTGATTGAGAGCTTCAATAGGTTCCATGTTTAGATACCTGCGACCACATGCCACTTCTTGATAGTTCTGGAGTAGATCAAAATCTTTGCATTACCAGCAGCAATAGTGGATGTAACAGCAATATTACCCGCAGTACTCAAGGTAACAGTACCACTAGCTGCCAGTAAGATCAGAATACCACTATATCCACCACCAAAATTTGGATTGATGGTATTAATCGTACCAGTACCGTTGACTAGTATAATATCTGTAGTAGCTTTAATCGTAGCTCCTACAGCTGCAACACCTTCAGTTAACTTGGTTGTAGACCCTGGAATCATCTCTCCTCCTCCGCCTAGTCTGATGAATCAGACCGAGATGATGAAGTAGGCAGGTACTAACTTATTTCTCACGTGAGGGAGCATGACAAACGTGAGTCCCCAGACAAGTTAGTACCCACCTACAGTTTATCCGACTGGAACGTACTTGTTCGAGTTCGGATTGTAAACGAGCAGCATTACTTCACCGACTACACTAGCCTTTGTAGTCTGAATGTTGTTGCCCGCAGTAATGCCAGCAGTTCCAGCGAACTGGATTGCAAGCATGTGTCCCTGTGACAGAGGTGGCGTAATCGAAGTGATCGCCACGTTACCTGTCAGAATCGTCAGGAACGTTGTAGGAACAATCGTCGCAGCTGACGCCAGAGTAGCTGCGCGTGGTGCAGATGGACCCTGCACAGTACCAATCTGATGCCACTCAGATTCCATTAGAGGCATGATATTAATACCCCACAGGGACAGCGAGGTTATCGATGTATGAGCACGCAGCCGGATTACTCACGTACGTCTGCATACCCACAACCATGTAGAAGATTTCCGCCGCAGCGACACCACCAGATGCGCCACGAATCTCGAAAATCTTCCTTCCATCAGTCGTGTAGAAGCCAATGGGGAGAATCTCTGCACGTCCCCACACCTCATCTACGATGAAGTCGATGCGCGTCTTGTCCCAACTGTATGAGGTGGTAACAGCAGCACCAGCAAGCTGCATGTTCTCACCAAAATACATGTTGAGACTTTCTTCCTTGGCGGTCTTCGTGATCGTGCTGACCAGCTGACCGATCTCTTCATATGCCGCGGCCTGAGCAGGATGTGTCCAAGCGCGTGGATTGAAGCTGTGTTCCATACCCACACGATTACCAATCTTGTTCATCGCCAATCGTGGGAGAGGAAGTGTCAACGCATTGTTACCTGCATTGACTCGATTAGCTCTGATCTCTGGCGTTGCACTACGCGAGAAACCAAGCCACGTACCAGTACTGGCGTTAGAGTGGTGATAGGGCACACCATACAGGCCAGGCAAAGATGCAGGAGATGAGAGTCCAGCAGTGACCAACTTGTCACCCGGAACAACACCTGCAACCTGTGGAGTAAGGTTAATGGCCTTGTTCTCCGTATCATGCATCGATACGACGCCACTACCCTTGTTCACAGCAAGTGCAGCATCATACACCTGCACCGTCTGCCCGAAACGTACCAGACGCGCACCGAATCCATCAGTGGTAAGCGTCAATACGTTGTTACCACCAGCAGGTGTATCAGTCGTAACCGTACCGATTACGCCATCACCAGCCTGCATCATCTGACTATCCAGCTGACGACGCATCTCATCCAATGCTGTAGCCGTGAGACGACGGATAGCATTGATGATGGACTTGCGCGCATCATCCGTAGCCCACTGGGTCAACTTGGTGTACTCAATGTTCTCACTCAAGAACACACAATTGAGTACAGCCTTATCGAAGGTAGGCCCACCACCTCGTCCCAGATCACCACCATCTGGATTGAAGTACTGGAAACTACCACCGGGCCGAAGTTCCAGAGGCACGCGCATCTGGCGATGTGAAATCTTCTCCACATCACGCTTCTTGATGTTCGCGTAGAACTTGTCGTCCCGCTCGAACAGCACGCGAACCTTTGGAATAACCTTTTCCAACTCGGTTGCGGCTACCTGAGACTCGGTAACTGCCATTTCTTTTTCCCTTCGTATATCAGTCCTTCATGAGTACATCAAGTGTGGTCATACCACGTGGTATGTCCGAGGCTTTACGGAATTTTCCGCTAGATGGGGCTGCGGAGTGCCCGCGTGCAATAGGGCCTTTCTTGGCCGGTACAGGTTCATCAGTGTCCGTTCTACCTTTTAAGGCGTTAGTACGTGCCGATTTGATTACGCTTGGCAATAGCGTTTTCGCCTTGCTAAGATACGCGGACTTAATACGATCAGTAGATTCCTTGTCAAATCCTGTCTGGAATGCCTTCTCCCAAAGCTTATCAATCAGCACTCTAAATCTGCTGTCTTGAGAGATCAGAGTTTCTAGCTTGTCAAATGCTTCCTGTGTTGCGTGAGTCTTCACGTAATCGGTCATCGTCTTATTAGGATCGATGTGACCGTCAATCGTGGAGCGTAACACATTATCAGCGCGTGTCTGAAGATCATCCTTCACCGAAGTGAAGGTAGCCATAATCTGCTGTTGCTTCTGCTGATTAATCTGCTGTTGTGCTTCCTGAACTTGAGGATCGACTCTCTTACTCAACTGCTGCGGTGGTGTAAACTTCTGAGAACCAAAGATAAACTGGTTAAGAACATTCGCCGCTGCTGTTAGAGGTGCGCCTTGATCCCCTAGATTCCTTCCCTCACGAACCATAGTGATGATAGTGTCTTTGATGACATTACCAAGCACATGGAAATAAGCCTGTTGGTCTACTCTTCTCAATGTTGGAAGGTAGTTATCAGCAATCTTCTTGAATGCCTCTCCATCTTCTGCCTTAGCAGCCTGTAAGAACATGGTGATGTCACCATTCATCACCTGCTGTTCTGCCTTATCTAAGATTGCAGCTTTCTCGGCGCTGATTTTAGCGTCCTGAATAGTCGGAAAGACCTCGGTGAACTGTTGCTCTCTGTAATATGCTTTCTCAAGATAGGGAAAGTCTTTAAATAGTGTTGGATACTTAGCAAGAATTTCCTTACGTCGGACTGGCGTAGTGAGTTCAAGGTCTTCTTCAGTAGGTTCTTTGGTTTCTTCTAGTTCTTCTTCCTCTTCTTTATCCTTCCCGCTTTCTTCCTCTTTTTCGTCTTCTTGGTCGTCTTCTTTGTCTTTAGGAAGTTCGAGAGGTTCATCTTTAATCTCCTCTTCCTCTACATTCAGGAGCTCAAACGTGTCTCCTGAATCACCAGTGGCATCTGGTACACTAGTTCCAACACCTTCTCCGGGACTAAACAAATTATTGAACTGTAGGTTCACTTTGACCATCCTGTAGTGGTTCGCCCGTACTTCCTTCTTGACCAGTCTTCTCTGGGGCTACTGGTTGAGCCGCCTGTTGTTGGGCCATCAACTGCTGCATTTGCATCTGCATATCAATGTCCTTATGCATCTTCATGTGCAATAGGACATTCTCATATCCAAGTGGATTCTCCATCTTGCACAGTCTACCTGCATCGCTAACGAGCCAACGACGGCAAATGTCAGCTTCTAGTGCATGATTATCTACGTCTACATCTGCTTCGACACTAGGTACACGCACAGGTGGAGGTGGAGGCATACCGTTAACTTGAGCCTGCATCGCCATCATTGGATCAGGCGGCATCTCAATAGGCTCGCTAGATACAAGAAGCTGGATTTCTTCGTACTGTTTCTGTCTATCGTCCTCACCAGGAATGATGTAATCTGTTAGCCCAATAGCCCTCTTGATATAGGGCATATTCTCAGGTGCCATGAGGGTAGACATAATGGCGTCATTGTTCATACCGAACAACTCCATTATGGCATCCTTCTGCTGGTTCCACGTTATTGGAAGATTCTCATTAGCTTCCAATTCGACTGAACCAATTTTACCTTCTAGATCAGACCTGCGTATGAAAACATTCACGAAGTTACCGAACTCGTCCTTCTTGACCTGCTTATCATCCTCTTTCATCTCTTTAATGTAGAGAGGAATAGCCTTACCGAATACATTCTTCCACCAGAGTAGAAGCATTTTCCATGTGCCCTGTAATCTCTGTAATGCTTGGGCTCTCGACATGCTATATTCCGAAGCAGTACGAGAGCCCGACATCTGTCCACCGAATAACGATGGCAGTGCTCCGGACACCATTTGACCAATTTCCTGTACCTTCTGAGCAAATGGCAATACTTCCTGACTCAGGGTAGCAGTTTTGACTTCATAGAATCCCTCACCTAGTGGTCTACCAGTCTTAGGAGTAGCTGGATAGATGCCACCGGGGATGACTTCACTCTCTCTATAGGCTTTAAAGTTCAGAACCTTAGGATCAGCGAATGTCTGAGGAATACCATGCTCAATCGTCTGCAATACGAGAGAGATTAGATCGTTCGTAATGTCCTGAACTGAAGTCAACAACAGGCCGACTGGATCGAAATGAATGTAATCCGATAGTGGATTGTATGTAAGTGTCCAGTAGTCGTCAAGTGCTTCGTTAGTACCATCTGCAACCAGATCGTTGACCATCACGATCTTCACGCCATCCGGAAACTGACTCTTTAGAGCCTTAGTCTCATCTTCACTCAGAATATTGAACGCGCACGGACGAATCCAGCAATTACGCACAGTCAGATTGTTTATCGGATGTTCACCGCGATACTGTGGACTAGTACGACCCCACTGTTCATACAAGTCGTATGAAGCACCACCTTTAGTGATCTTTTCGCGGAGTTCTGGATACAATTCGAGTACGTTTGCCCAATGAGTCTCATAAGAGTATATGAGGTATGAGCATTCGGACTGATTCCTCGCCCAGACCGGCACTTTAACAGATAGACCACCATATACTTCCATGCATACGCGGGATTTCGGGTGATGAGTAGTCCCAGTTAGTCTCCTAACAGTGGCTGATTGTCTCTGCTTGTCAGGAATCACCATATTAGCGCAGTTAGGGCACATTTCAAGCCCTTCATTGATAGCTGCGTTCAATGGTGCATCTTCATCATCAGGAGTGTACTTGTCTTCCTGATCGTATGTAACAGTCTCATCTGCCATATTCATCTGACAGATGGGACATAGTGTATTCTCAGTCGTTTCTACTCCAGTTTCGTACTGTTTTTCCTCGTACGTACCATATTTCTCGTCAGATTTGGTGTATGTGTAACACGCGGTCATGCCCTCCGTCATGTGAACGAACAGCGCGTGTAACCAGAACAGAGGAGCATCATTGTGCTTGAAGATCAGTGCCGCAATCTTATCACCTGTCTTAGCCGTGATGACGTCTAACGGGTTGTCAGCATCATCAGGATAACAAGTAATAGGAGGAACAGTGACAGACAAAGCTGCAATAATGGATTCGAGATAGGCCCTGTAGATGTTGACCGGTTTGTCGTAATAGCCCTGATCCGATTCATCATTCTGTCTGTTACTGTCCGGAACACGCCAGTCATGAGCTACCTCACTGTAGTAGGTATGCTGAATGTTCTCCCACAACAGTTTGAGCCTTCTCCACGTCCGGATTTGACGATCACGCACACCTCTATCTTCATCATCGAAGTGATCGACAATCTGCTTGAGTAGAGTTTTAGTAGTATCGTCTAGTTCCATTATTCTTCCACCGCAGCAGGCTGACGACGCCTTCTAGTACCAGTAGTACGAGGCGTCAATTCATCAGCAAATGCATTCTGAATTGGTGTAGCAGCAGGACCTTGATTGTATGTATTTTCGGGTGGTGGACCGTAATTCGGATAAATAGGTGGCATATCGTGAGTAATGAGCTGATCTTCATCCTCAATCTGTGTCTGATATCCTCTACGGAATGGCTGATTTGCAATTCCTTCATGTCTTCCAGCTGCTAGAACTCCTGCTAAACCACTCTCTCTTCTAGGTACAGCCTGTTGTGGTATATTGCGTGCAAGTGGTGATGCATCAACAGGAGCTGATCTATCAGGTTGACTATTCAGAATAGCTCCCAATTGACTCTGCCAGTCACCCTGAGGCATCCCACCAGACTCGCCTGGCATTAACTTACTACCTACAGCATTACCAGCAGCCTTACCTATTGCACCAGTCCATCCACTGCCACCTTTACCAGCAGCTGCACCAGCAATCTTACCTAGATTACTAGCAAATCCACCTACTTTAGCGCCAGTTCCAGCCTGAGATGCAATACTACTTAGCTGAGCACCTTTACCTACACCAGCACCAACAGTACCAGCTTTACCTAGATTACCCAAGGCGCCACCGAACGCCATACTACCAAGGCCAGCACCCATGCTAGCCATACCGAGATACTTATCGAATTTAGAAGGAGCGAGGCCTTTTGCGATGGCTTTCTCGGCATCATGTTGCGCCCACTTCTGACCGAGTTTCTGCGTAGCTCCAGTAGCTAATAGACTAGCCCCACCTGTAAATGGAGCAGCTACATATGGAGCAGCCTGGAGAGCTATCTTACCTAACTTGTTCCAAAAGCCCATCAGCGTAGCCTCATTGGAGTATCAATAATACCAAATGCTGACAGAATCCAAAGAAGAGAGAACAAGATAACGAGTAGACGAATGATCATAATGAATGGAGGACTCATCGGAACATATGTCTCAACTAGATAGAGACAGAATCCTAGAACGACGAGCACAATAATCATAATGATCATTTTTTACTCCAATCCACTCGCTTCTTCGGAGGGGTTTTCTCAATGAACTCTCTAGCTACAGTTGGTGATGGCCCAATTCCCTTATTAGGTGTAGCACCGTGGGCTATCGCCTGCATGAAGCGATATTGCTTAGCTGATTTTGCTGGCATCGGCGTTAACTCCAAGTTCACTCTCTAACTTGGCTATATCACGCGCGCGTTCCTTCATTAACTTAGCAGCCTGTCTATCTTCAGCTTCAAGCATCTGCTGACGTACACGCCACGGAGTGAATGAAGGTGTAATTGGGATAGGTTCTTCAGATATAGTAGGAGGTGGTTCGGCCTTACCTGGTTCCAATAGGCGATGGAGTAAATCCTTACGCTCTCTATTACTCTCATCGAGCATAGAACGTAGAATCTCACATGACTCACATGGCGCATCAGTAAGTCCGAACCACTTATTTATTAACTGTCTCCACATACTCATCTGGATTGTCCCACCTATCTGGATGACATGTATATCCACAAACCCCATTAGGTGGACATTTTGGATGGATTAAAATCTTAGCTGGTAATCCATCTCCACACTTAGGGAGCATACGAAAATGACCACAACCAGAGCTAATGACGATACCGACCAACAGGACGAATATCTTCATCTGATTCCGTCTTCTTCATGTTCCGATAGAAGGCAGTCCAATCCTGGTTCTGATGTAACTGTTGTACCAATCTCTCTTGTGCTTCGACACGCTTGAATTCCTGATTTGCCTCTCCAAAGAAGCCCTCAGCTGCATCAACAAGATACCGGAGACCATCAATTGGGTCGTCCCCATCGAATTCCGCGATATCTTCGGCTGCTTTATTTCCTTTTGGCTTGTCATATGAACATGCCTTGATAGCTTCCACTAGAATTGGACAGGCGTCCTTGAATATCTGAAGTTTAGGAATGTTAGTTTCTTCCTCAACTGGATTGAATGAGTTCAAATATGCATGATATTCAGTCAAACCACGATTTCGATGGATCCACATCGCATATTCTTCGTCATATTGTCCTATTTCAGTCGGATTGACTAGTTTAGGTTGCCACCGTAGATATTCATGTATAAGTTGCTTTCCAGCAATACGCGAACCTGGTGTATTGTTAGATAGTTCGACGGATACTCCGAGTTCTTCCTCGATTTGCTGTTGGATGGTATGTTCCTGACCTCTATCCTGACCAGCTGATTTGCAAAACCTGACGAGACGAGGATTTTCTTTGTCGAGGTAGAGTTTAACATGTGGTGCCCACTCTGCAATCTTGGTTTTCACCCAAGTCTGTTCCCGATATATGTACACGCGCTTGGTCGGGCTAATTGCAGCCCATCCAACCCACGTCATTGCAGCAAATCCCCAATCTCCTATACAGATTCGGGGCCACCATGCCGGAATCTCAAACGGTGAGATAACATGAATTGCATTCTCCGGTTCGTCCTCAAACTTCCTATCACGAAATTCATCAAATACCTGTCCTTGATACGCATCCCAATCACCCAACAGTTTGGCTTTACGTTCTGCCTCAATCGTAATGCCTTGCAGTGACTGCTTATAAGTAGGGTCAATGTGGGGATTATCCTCTAGAGTAGAATGGATATAGATTCTTTTGTTTCCACCTTTGCCAATGAGGATCTTTCCACCTTTAGGATATGGCTTAATGAATCGCTTGTAGGTCCAGGTATGACCAATTCCACCTGGCATTCCAGCTGCACGAGTAATAGAAGGAAGTCCACTATCTTTTGGTGCGCGATTTCGCTGGAATGTGATATATGTATAAATCCATTCAGTGATTGAGGTAAGTTCGTCTGGGGTGTACAGACAAATTTGCATGGTATCGTACTGATGTACGTCGTCTTCATTTTCGCAGTGTCCTAGAAAGATCATTGCTCCTTCGTTAGTACCACCAGTCCCACCGTATTGATCACTACGTGGAAATGTCCAACACATTTCAGTTTTGTTAAGAGTTGCACCAAATTTACGATAAAGTTCACGGGATCTAGGAATGATTTCATTTCTAAGTTCTGGATATGTTCTTCGCATGAACACTTGTTTAAATTTAGGGTGCTCGTGCCATCTATGAACAATACCATACAGTAGTAGGACGTCGGACTTTCCTGATCCTGCTCCCCCTCCATAGAATCCCTCTTTTACTGTAGTTGGTAGTGATAGAAACTGCTCCTGTTTAGGAGATGGTCTCCACTCATTAGACTGAAATACAGCTTTGGAATTACTACTAGCGGGGTCCACGTCGCGGTTCCAATCCATTCTCATCCATTACTACTGGCTGTTGTGGCATCTGCTGCTGCATTATATCCACAGCATTTGATGGACCCAATCCAGCCTGCATTTCGGGAGTACTTCCATATAGATTAGGACGAGCCATTACATCAGGTCTACCGATGTTATTTGGACCCATGTCATGTACATCACCAGGTCCACGTAGATTTGGAATGTTTGGAATACCTGCTGGTAACTGCTGGGCAGTAGGCTGACCATATGATCCACCAATAGGTGAAGCAACAGGAGGTCTACGAGGGCCAGCCATTCCCATATTAGGTGTCTGCATACCCGGACGCGCACCCGTCATTGGATTAGGTCTACCTAGTGGTTGTCCATATGATGGGGCCGGTTTAGCTCCCATAGGTGCGCCCATAGCAGGACGAGCGCGCATAATAGGATTGGCCTTCAACTGCTGTTTCTGGGCGAATGATCCACCATTGCCTGTCATAGCACCACCAGCAGCAGCCATCGTATCATAGATACCCATTATCTTAGTCTCCCTCGTACGACCTGAGCAGTATAACCGTTTGGTAGACCACCCTGAGATCGACGGAAATCGAATGAGACCTCTTGACCGATATCGAACTGTTGTTCAGGATGTACCATTCCATCGAATCCTACGAATGAGAGGAAACATGCGCGTTCACAACGAGCGCGAGTGTGTCCTTCATCTCCATAGAAGATGCCGAACAGTTCTCCTGAATGGCTGATTCGATGATCAAATCTAAGGGTATCTTCTGCGCATGGACTAAATACCCTGTCGGGCTGACTACTACCAAAATGAAATGCCTTGGGCCACGCCATAATGTCGCCCGGTATGAATCCGATAACTCTAGGCGTTTCATAGTATCCCGGCCATGATTTGATATCGCCGTCAGACTTTACCCCATCGGAACAAAAGTAGTTGTATCCCTGATTGTTGAGAATCGATTGAACGGCCAAGGCGCAGATATGGTTAGAGTCAACGTCTCTCCCCTCGTAACAGTGAGAGGCTTTAACGGAAACTTTATCGCCCGGTCCAGTCGGTTCATCCTGCCAGCCATAGCGAGTAGGTGGATTACCTTCCCACGGAACGCTAAAGATGTGCCTGATGCGGTCGTGATCCTCAGCGCCTCTGTACCCGTGTATGGCATAGAAATCTCCATCGCACCAATCCTCAATTGCTGACTCAGATTCATCAGGAGGTGCGGTAGTTGTAACTATGATCGTGTTGCATTCTTCCTTGAAGCAATCGAGTGCGTCGGAAATCTCTTCCTTGTTATCCGCACCTGTTTGCCACGCTTCATTTCCACCGAATACATACGCGGCTGTACAATTTTGCCGCCCACGTAGCTGTCGTCCAAGCTCTCTGAAGAAATCTTTATGATTTCCTTCCCAGAGTTTGTAATCACCAAGATTATAACCACCTTTCATCCCGTACTTATCGAATACATCTCCCAACATAGCCAGTTTAGGCCAGAAGTCGTGTGTGTAACCGGGTCCACACTCTCGACCAGCCCAATAATCACCCAATGTACCGAGATTCATCCAGAAATGGATGAGTTTATAGCCTGCTTCGGCTGCTTGAGCGATAATTATCTCTGAGTGGTCAGGATCTCGTACAAATTTACTGAAAAGATCCCCAACATGAAGCCCAATAGGAAGAACTCGACCATTATCATCACAATATCCAGCATCATCGATCCTCAACTGACCGACGATACCGACAAACTTGGGTGGTTTCTGAGATTCATCCCACAATGGCTTCTGTTCAATGTATTCAGGAGTGGAGAGCCACCATGCCTCAAGAGTCTCTTTACTGAGATTAGCCTCAGCATCCAGTACAGACATCTGATTGAGCCATGCGGACATGAATTCAGGATCATCCCACGGCGAATCACCTCGCCACGGTGCGTGCGTGCGCATAAGATCATGAATCGTATCGATTTCGTGGGCTGCCCACATCCTATAATCGGTCATATTAATCTCTCTTGAGCGTGATGGTAACGTCAGACGCAGCAGTACGAATAAACCCACCAGCAGCCAAAGCTGCTCCATTAGTGAGAGTCAACGTGATACCGGGAAATGCGTAATCGGAATGGTTACTTACTTCAAGTGCAGGAGCACCATGAGTAGTGAATACAGTAACCTTCATTCCTGGAAGGGCATAGATCTGATTGGGATTCATTTTCCATGGCATACCTACTGGTAGGACTTCGGTTGCCATTACTTATTCTCCTTCTTTTCTGCAATAGCTTTATTGTCCTCCCGAATCTTGTTCAGATTCTCCTGAAACTCTCTGTCCTTACGTTCCTGTTCTTCCTTCGCTATACGTACACGATCTTCTTCCAGCTTCTTGAACTTGTCATCATCCTTCTTCAGTACTTCGAACTTCTTATCTTCCTGTTCCTTACGCGCGCGAGACTGAAGTTCAGTAGCAGTCACTTCAAATGCTACGTTATTGGAAACGATCCCACCACCCTGATGGACTAGAACTGAATAGCTAGTTGGTTCAGTTACAGCAGTCAGATCTACTTCTGCTGTCAGGTTAGTGTCTGACACGCGGACAGTAGTGAGAGGATTACCATTCGCATAAATGGTACTCGTCTCATCGAATCCACTTCCTGTAACTGTCAGTGTAAAAACACCAGTACCAACAGGTTGAGACTCTGGATTGATGGATTCAATGAGGGGCGTACTAGCTGCACCAGCACGGAGGATATGAAGGACTGCATCAGACATCTTCTGAGCGAACCGCGTATCTGATGCACCTAACATGTGAAGTTCTCTAATCAGTCTTTCCTGTTCTCCCGATACTTCAAGAGACTTGGAAAGAGGACTGAATAGAGTTGGATTGTATGGATCGTTGTGGAATGCACGAACTATACGAGACTGACTAACATCCATTTCTCTTTCCTCTCTTGAAGAAGAGGTGAGTCATTCGCATGATTAAATGACTCACCCCTGTGGCCGGTAGTTGGCTCTTTTGAAAAGGGACTACCGACGACGCCTAATAGCTCCCATACCCAGCAGGCCCATACCCAACAGGACAAGTGAAGCAGGTTCTGGGACGGTAACTTCTGAGATCTCAGTCTGGCTACGTCCAACCAACGTACCACCAGGAGTCAGAGTGAATGAGGTATACAACGTATACGAGAATGGCGCACCATAAATCGTAGAGAAGTCAGGTGGCGCACACGCGATCGCATCACTATTGTCAGTAGCTGTAACTGAACAGGTATGCAACAGCGTTCCCGGTGTATCTGTAGAGGTTTCAGCGCCCTGACCATTAGCAGGATCAGCGTACCAACTCATTGTAACAGTGGATCCACTAGCCAATTCCAACGTACCTGAACCGGATACTGAAGTGAATGAAATAGGTGGTGTAAAGCTAGTCGCAGATACCGCGATGTTGCCTACCTGATTCACTCCCGAAGTATTCGTGACCTGGAAGCTCGCAGTGTTCAGGACATTGTTAGGCGGACCATACGTAGCCGTCTGAGATGAACCGAATACTTCCAACCCACCAACCTGAATCGGTACACCACCAAACGACATCTGATTGAGATTGGGATTGACATCCAGAATTGGTGTACCGAACGTGCATCCGATGTTATTGTCGGACGCGCACGCCTGAACACCATTCGTGTCAATAGCGAGCAACAGAGCTGCGTGTGCAGTAGTTGAACAGAAGATAGTGATTAGACAGGCGACGAGTGTCTTCATTTGCTCCTCTATTCCTGAACCGTAATCATGTCGAATGATCGCTCATCACGGAATTGTGGAGCGAAGATCACGAACTGTGGCTGCTTCGTATCTGACGGAGCATCCTGTTTAGGTTCAAGATTCTTGATGATGACAGACATATCCTTAGCGATGCCAGATAGTTTGTCTGCATCAGCATAATCTAACTTCTCTTGAGTGATGGAACTTAATGCTGCGTTCAGAGTTTTCGCAGCCTTCTTCATCGCACGTTCGCGGGACTTATTGATGTGCTGAAGGATTGATGATTTAGGTTGGTTGTATGATGCAGTAGATGTTGCACCGACTGCATATGCTGAAGCAGATGAAGGGGAGATGCCAAACTCTTCAGCTAACGCCACCGCAGACGCACGTCCATTAAGTAATGACTCCTCCCCTATGATCTTCTGCAAACTTTCAGGAACGTTAACATCACCCTCTTTACGCCCGCGCTTAGGTATATCAACTATTGCAGGGGCCTCAATGATGGGGCCAGATATAGCAGGAGGATCAACTACAGTGAGAGGTTTAGGATTATATGAACCAATCTCACGTAGGAAGTCATCGTCTGAAACTATACCAATAGGCATAATTAGATCCTAATAAGGTCTTATAAGTTGTAGGGGATAGATGGGCCGGTAAAGGGCCAGTTCGACCATAGCACGGAACGCCCCCGTTGTCAAGCCCTCTAAGTCGTTCCGTTTCAAGCACTTACCGGGCGCGACGGGTAGTGCAGTCGTGAAGGGAAATCATGAGACTACATCATTAGAAACACCGAATTACATTTTATTTTTTCTCCTGAGATATAGTATGGGTGGTAGAATAAGTTAGCCCGAGACACATTATTTCTACGCCACCCGCGCCGGGTGCTGTGTCAAGCCCCAAGATACAGGGGTGTACCCCACCTACCCCTACATCTTGTGGTTGACAAAGAAAAAAAAATCTGAACGCAAAAAATATTTTGAGATAGCCTCACTTTCCTGTTGCACGCGGTCCAAGGTGTGATACTCTAGGTGAGTCGCAAGTCGCGGCACTGACCGGGCAGCACCCCGGAGATGAGAGCAAGCAACACCATGAAGACAGAAACCAAGTCGGCCACATTCGCATCCGCCCGAGGTCAGAACTTCTCGCCCGCGGTGGAGTTCACCTTCGACGTGAACCTCTACGAAACGAAGGACGAACTCATCGCGGCGAAGGATGAGTTGACGCACGATGAGCAGGTCAAGGTGCGCAACGCGGAGCGTATCACTCGCGCACGTCAGGCGGCGCAGAATGCCAAGCTTGATGAGATGGGCGTGGAGAAGCAGGATATCAACAACAACGACCAGATTCGCCTCCGCGAATTCTTCAAGATTCTGATGTCCTCGAAGAAGTACACTGAAGAGCAGGCGCGTGCTCTGGCGGCGACTCAACTCGGCGTGGAGTGGGCCGAGTAGCTTAGACTCTAGAATGGGGCGGACTGAATATCCGCCCCACCTACTTTCTCTAACTGTGAAACACCCAATGAAAAAATCCAATCGTGTGCTGGTAGACAAAGCGAAAAGTCTAGGTGATCCGCGTGTAGGCGCCACAATCTACACTGATGAGGAAATTGAGTTGGTTCTCGCGTGGGCAGCAGGTGAGGTCACAATCTCCCAACTCAGTCGCGCGGTTAACCTTCGGTCAGTATCTGCCGCGTATGCCTACATCGCCCAGGTACTCCGACAGTTCCTCATGAGTCAACCTCCAGTCTGAGGCGCCTCCGGGCGCGTGAGCCTGCCCCATCTTCTGTGCGCGCCTCCTAGTGCATTAGAATACTACGTATTCCCAGCATCTTCTGTGCGACTCTCCTATCTCACGATAGCGGGAGTTTTCTGTGCGCACTCGCTCCGCTCGTCCTGTGCGAACCACGTGCGCATGAGACAGGCTACGCCTTCCCATCTCTTTCTGTGCGAGCATGAGACAATCTCATAATAGATAAGGGGGGAGAGGGAGACAGGCGGAGGGAGACTCCCCACCTAACCATGTCCCCTCTAGGTGACACATCCCGATATTGGGATATATAGTTATATTCTATCTCTTTTTTACTATTTTTTTTTTTTTAGAACAACCAAACTAATGAGAAATCT